CAAATACATTTGGATTTGATTGCTCTGGTAATTCTACCACAGGAACAAAAGCATATAGGAAAGCATTTGCAGCTTTAAGTAATACGGATTTCTTTGATATTAATATGTTATTAACACCTGGTATATTGCATAGTAAACATACTAATGTAACTTCAGAAGCTAGACAAATGGCAGAAGAAAGACAAGACACATTTTATGTAATGGATGTACCTGCATTAACAGATAGTATTACAACCACTATTAACAATGTAACTAGTTTAGATTCAAATTATACGGCAACATATTTTCCATGGGTAAGAATAATTGATCCAGCAAAAAATAAACCAATATTTGTACCACCATCGGTATTAGTACCTGGAGCATTATCATTTAATGATGCAACATCAGCACCATGGTATGCACCTGCAGGTTTGAATAGAGGTGGACTAACAGCGGCAATTAATACTTATGAAAAATTAACCCAGGCAGATAGAGACTCGCTGTACGAAGCTAGAATCAATCCAATTGCAAACTTCCCTAATCAAGGAATATGTATATGGGGACAGAAAACATTACAATCTAGGCCAAGTGCTTTAGATAGAGTTAATGTTAGAAGATTATTAATAACAGTTAAGAAATTTATAGCATCTGCAACTAAGTTTTTAGTATTTGAACAAAATACAGATGCAACTAGATTAAGATTTTTAAGTATTGTTAATCCTTATTTAGAAGGAGTAAGATCGCAACAAGGTTTGAGTGCGTTTAGAGTAGTAATGGATGACACAAATAATACACCAGATCTAATAGATCAAAATATATTATATGGTCAAATATTTTTACAACCAACTAGAACGGCAGAATTTATTGTCTTAGACTTTAATATTCAACCAACTGGTGCTTCATTCCCTGAATAGAAATTAGATTAAGTAATATTTATATAAAAAGAACATAGGAATATAAAATGGCATTAGAACAAAATTTACCCGGTATTAATCAAAATGATTTATTTTTGAATGCATTTGATTGGGAACCAAAAATGGCCAATAGGTTTATTATGTATATTGGAGATATTCCAAGTTATATAATAAAAGCTGCAGCTAGACCATCTTTAACAAATGGAGAAGTAGTATTAGATCATATCAATATTGATAGAAAAGTTAAAGGAAAGACTAGATGGAATGATGTAGCTATTACATTGTATGATCCTATAGTTCCTTCTGGAGCACAAGCTGTCATGGAATGGGTTAGACTTCATCATGAATCACTAACTGGTAGAGACGGATATAGTACTCAATATAAAAAGGATATAACATTTCATTCTTTATCTCCAACGGGAGAAAAAATAGAAGAATGGACATTGAAAGGTGCATTTATATTAGATACTAATTTTGGTCAAATGGATTGGGGAACAGAAGAGTCTGTGCAAATTGAAATGACATTAAAATATGATTATGCAGTCTTAGAATATTAATTTATTTATTATAGTGGGAGTAGTTTTTACTCCCATTTTTACTGTTTAATATATTTATAATAAAGAAAAAAGGAGTTACAATGGCAAAACACACTGATCGTTATCAAAACGACAATTTAATAAATCTAGCTAAAAACAAATACGAAGAAAAAAATCGAGGCACTATACCTTCTGAAATTATAACATTAACAAGCGAAGGAAAAATTTATCCACACTCTAGTCCATTAGCTTCTGGCAAAATAGAAATGAGATATATGACTGCATATGATGAAGACATTTTAACTAACTCATCATATGTTAAAGAAGGAATAGTTTTAGATAAATTATTAGAATCCTTAATAATTACAGATATTAATTTAGATGATATAGGTCAAGTAGATAAAGACGGATTAATTTTAAACGCTCGTATATTAAGTTACGGAGCAGAATATCCAGTTGTAGTTACAGATCCAAAATCTGGCAAAAAACTAGAACAAACAATTGATTTATCTAAAATTAAAACAAAAACAATTGATATTCAATCAGATGAAAACGGAGAATTTGATTATACTATTAGTAAACATAATATAAAATTTAAATTTCCAACTAATTCTCAATCACAAACTGTGTCTACTATAAGTGAATATTTAGAGCAAACTATAGTCGAAGTAAATAAATCTCGGGACATAAATGACATAAAACATTTTATACGTTATGAATTTTTAGCAAAAGACAGTAAAGAATTTCAAAAATATATATTAGATAACACCCCAATGGTCTTACTAGAATATGAGTTTGTAGGTGAAGACGGAGGCGCCTTTACTGCCGGGTTTCAAGTTGGCACCAACTTTTTTTGGATTTAATCCATCGGATCGACCAAAATTACATGACACTATATTTGAATTAATATGGGCAGGAGAAGGTAGATGGGATTGGAATACTATATATAATATGCCGGTATTTCTTAGAAATTTTTATATACGCAAATTAAATAAAATGTATGATAAGAAAAAAGAAGCACAACAAAAAGCTAAAAGTAAACCTTCTAAATCAAAAGTCATAAAATCTCCATTGTAAATATTTATAATAAAGAGATTTATATGCACATCCCTCATAATCACATAACTTTATTGAAACAATATCCCAGTACTGGCCAGAAGCAAACTAAAAAACAAAAAGACAAAGCTCAGACCAAAGCTGAAATTGAAGTAAAAAAAACTCAAATTAATACCGTAGGCACTGTTAAAGCTTTAGAAGAAGCATTTGATCAATTAACCACTTCGCAAGCTAGAAATTCAATAGGTTTAGAAAAATTAATTGGACAGCAAGAACAATTAGGCAAAACAATTCTAACTGCTGCACAACAGTCGACCTTCTTAGAACAACGAAACAGAGAATTAAATAAAACTTTTAAAATAAGTTCTGTATCAGCAGCAGGGTTAGGAGATCGATTTGACATAATAGCTGACTCTATAGGTACAGGCGGTAAACAAATACGAAAATATGCTCAAGAATTAAATACATTACTTCCATTACAGGCGAAAAATATTACTGAAAACGATAAAGCTACTGGTACAATGAATAAGTTTGGTAAGCAATTACTAACTACTGGAAAGTATTTTCGAGAAAATTTTGGAATGGGCGCAGAATCAGTACAAGGATTTGCTAGATTTGCTGCAACTGCTACCGATGGAGCAGCAGGAACTGAAGATATTTTAGCACAAACAGTCGGATATGTTGCTGAACTAGAAAAAGTTACCGGATTGGTTGGCACAACAGAAGCAAAATTATCTGGAATATCAAATCTACCAGCTGATGTACATTTAAATTTTAGAAGATTCCCGACAGTTTTAGGTATAGCAGTATTAAAAGCTAGAATGCTAGGAACTAGTTTAGGTGAAGTATTTAGTATAGGTAAAAATTTATTAAATATAGAGCAGTCTGTTGGCAATGAATTAGAATATCAATTATTATCAGGTAAACGATTAGTTAATGCACAAGGCGAAAGTTTAACACAAAAATTTCGTGAAGCTACATTATCTGGTAATGCATCTGATTCAGCCGACGCATTAACTGAAATTCTTGAATCGCAGGGCGACGTAATAAAAGATAATTTCTTTGCAAGAAAACAATTAGCAGAAACATTAGGTATTGGTGAAGATAAACTTGCAAATATGCTGCAGCAAAGAGAGTTGCTAGCTAAAGCAAGTGCTGATAACCCAGATGCAGAAAGAATATTAAAACTGCAAGGCGACTCCTTAGCGACAGCTATAAAAAACTATTCAGTAGATGGAAAAGAAGCAACCGATGCACAAAAAGAAGCACTAGCACAATTAGCTGAAAATAGAGCCAATCAAATGACAACCGATGAGAAGATAGTTTTAGGTATTGAAAAATTAACCACTGCAGTCATTCAACGTCAAACATTCGATATGGGCGGATCAGCAGCTGTAGTTGGAAGTGTACAATCCACTTTCACAGATCCAAAAGTACTTGAAAATTTATTAAAACAACCACAAGAATTATTTGGAGCAACAGAAAAAGGATTTCGAAAAACATTGGGAGCATTAGGTCAAACATCGTTGGTATTTGGTACAATTAAAGACCAATTAACAGCTATAGCTGCTCCACTTGGCGGATTTGCTAAAATAATCTCTGAAACAGCTTTATCTTATCTGCAAGCAGCTGCGTTTGGCGGAATAGATAGTCTTACTGCAACTACCGTTGAAGCTATTAATATAGGATCTGCAGGGAGTATTAATGGCGGTAGCGGTAAAGAAGAACAGGATTTTATATCTAGACCAGGCTCTGGCATCGCATCATTTAGTTCTCAAGACACAGTAATAGGAGCTAAGCCAGGTGGCCCAATCGATCAAATGCTAGCATCATCTACAGATGTAGGAAGCGGAACTAGTATTGATTACAATGCCATGGCAAATGTAATAGCATCGGCTGGAGGCAATGGAGGAACTAGTATTGATTACGGTAAAATGGCCCAAGCAATTGCAGGAGCAATTAAAAATATACAAATAGTAGCACCAACTGATATTTACAAAGATTCATCAATGAATATGGGATCATTAACATAGAAAGAATATATGCCATTATCTCAACCATTAATACCACATCCAGGATTTAACAATGATACCTTACAACCATCTGTAATTTCAACTACCGTAACAGCCGGGCCATCACTTAGTCAATGGACCTTTGTAAATAAATATTCTAATTTTATTAATACCGGCCATGGATCATCAACGTCCCCCCATTTACCAAATTATTATCCAAAAGGATTAAAAGCAAATCTTCCAAACTATTATAATCCTAGTCAAACATATACAAATTTTTATAATACCACTCTTTTTCCATATCTAGAAGATGGAGCAATTACTCCGCCATATTATATAGGTAGTACCACAATAGCTGATACTACCAATAGACGTCCTAAAATGGCATCTCCATTGCCAAAACCAGCTAACAATGAAGGCATACAAAATTTAAAAACAGGAGATCAATTTAGAGAGTTTACAGTTAATAAAAAATTAGATAATATAGAAGGCATATATAAAATTGGATCTAACAGTTATGTAGGAGATGAAGATAATTCAGATTTATCTAGTTATAATAGGATATCACAAGGAGTTAACGTAAGTAGTAATATACAACCCGCAGATGCTTTACGACGAGCTAGTGCAATAGTTGCATTAGGAGCAGCATCTGGATTTACTGGCTCTCCTAGATTAATACAGCTAGGATCAGCAGCAGCAGGTGCTATTGAAGGAGAAAAATCGTTATATAACGCAGTACCATTTAAAAACTTAGGAAAAGTTGGCATCTACAAATATTTACCATTTCAAGATTTCCGTGCAAGAAAAGGATTTGATCAAGAAGATTTACTTGGAAAACGATTAGACGGAACTGCATCTGCGTTACGAGCAATCCGCACCAAATCAGGAAGACAAGGAGCTGTTGGCGGAGCATATGCAGCAGCTAGCTTATTAACAGGAGCATATACAGCATTTAACTTAGAAGCAACATACGGGTTTGGAGAGCATGGTACCCCATATGCATTACGAAATGATTTTACTGCAAAATCTCATGTTGCAACACATTGGGAAAAGTCTGGAATTGGTGGAGGATTTTGGAAAGGTCCAACAACAAGAAAAAATCCTCTAGCTAAGTTAACTCCATTTCGAGGAGATAAAGTAACAGTTATAGATTTTAAAAAAACAACATTAGATAACGTATATAATTGGCAACCTTCTAGTCAAGGTCTAAGCGGGCAAGATGGCGCATTAGGTGCTTTAGGTGCTGCTATTGACAAAATATCTGGCCGTGTAACAAAAGACTTTATCAAGTTCTTTTTAACAGGCCCAAAGTTAACTCCATTTACTAACGATAAAGATCAAATAGATGATGTAATGGTATTTAGAGCTATTATAACTAGTTTAACAGATTCATATAATCCAAGTTGGAGTCCAGTACAATTTATAGGAAGAGCAGATCCAGCATATAAT